TGTTTCAACAGATAGTGCAGTTAGTGCTACTAATTCTACTAACTCAACTCATGTTACTGTAACTGATAATGAAAGTACTAATGAAAACAATTTAATCACTTTTGTTGAAAACGCTACTACTAATACAGGTAATGTTGGATTAGAATTTGATGGTAATTTTCATTATAATCCGAGCACTGGTAACGTAACAGCTACGACCTTTACTGGTAATTTAGTAGGTGATGTAGATGCTAATAATGGAGATTTCGACGGTACATTAGAAGCAGATGCTATTACCGTTAATGGTGCTACACTGCAAACTTATATCGGCGGAGTATCATCAGATAGTGCTGTTAGTTCAACTAATTCATCACACGTATTAGTAACAGATAATGAAAGCACTAATGAGAATAACTTAATTACATTCGTTGAAGATGCAAATACAAACACAGGTAATGTAGGTTTAGAATTCGATGGCAACTTCCATTATAATCCTAGTACAGGAACTGTTACAGCTCCTACATTCGCTGGTAATGTAACAGGTAGTATTGATGATGCAACGAATGCATCTCATGTACTTGTAACTGATAATGAAAGTACTAACGAAGAGAATCTTATAACATTTGTTGAAGATGCTACCACTAATACTGGTAATGTTGGTTTAGAATTTGACGGTACATTTACTTATAATCCTAGTTCAGGTACTGTTACAGCAACTGTATTTAAAGGTGATATAGACGCAAATGATGGAGATTTTGATGGTACACTAGAGGCTGATGCTTATACAGTCAACGGTGCGACACTTCAAACTTATATCGGTGGAGTATCATCAGACAGTGCTATTACTTCTACTACTGCAACTAATGCTAACCATGTGTCTGTAGCAGATAACGAGAATACAAATGAGAATAATCTTATTACTTTCATTGAAGGTGCTACCGCTACAGGTAATGTAGGACTAGAATCTGATGGAGATTTACACTATAATCCTAGTACAGGAACAGTTACAGCAACTGTATTTAAAGGTAGAGTTCCAAATATACCTGAGAATGCACAAGGTTCTTACACTTTAGTCGCTACAGATGCTGGTAAATTTATTAATAGTACAGGAACAGTAACAGTACCTAACTCTATATTTAGTGTTGGTGATATGGTTACTATTTATAATAACAGTACTGGTGATAGAACTATTACTCAAGGTAGTGGCGTTACTATGTATCTTGGAGATGGCGATGGGGATAATGGTAGTGTAACACTTGGTCAACGATGTGTTGCTACAATTCTATTTATAACTACTAGTGTCTGTGTAATTACTGGAGGAGACGTGACATGACGCCTCCTATTCAGCAGATGCTATATGCTCAAGTACCAAAAGACGCTATTGCTCCTTTCATTGACGTAGGTAATAGAAGTGGAGATCGTGGTGTATGGGCTGGTGGTTATACCAGTACTTACGTCAATACGATTGACTATGCAAATATCGGTGCTTCAACAGCAGATGCTTCAGATTTTGGCGATTTAAATAATGGCAGAAGTCGTACTGCAGCTGTTAGTAATAGTACTCGTGGTGTATGGGCTGGAGGTGCTGGTGGTACTTCAGATATGGATTATGTAACAATAGGAACCACAGGCGATGGAACAGATTTCGGTGATCTCACTTTTGCTCCTTCGAGCTGTGGTGGCTGCGGTAACGGTACTCGTGGCTTATTTGCTGGTGGATACGGAGGGGGAAATAAGAATGAAATTCACTATATAACAATTGCTAGCACTAGTGATTCAACAGATTTTGGTGTTCTGACAGAAGCCAGACACGCTTTATATGGCTGTGATAATGGTATAAGAGGTGTATTTGTTGGTGGTTGGGGTAGTGGTTCTAGTGATACTATGGACTTCGTTTTAATCGCAACTACTAGTGATGCAACTGACTTCGGTAATTTAACACATACTCAACATTCATGTACAGCTACTGCTGACAACACTCGAGGTGTTATTGCTGGTGGTGGTTCGTCTGACAAAGAAACGATAGGTTATATTACAATTGGAACAGAAGGAGATGCCTCTGACTTTGGTGACTTAACATCAGCCAGAAGTTCTTGTGGTGCTGTTACAGACGGTACTAAAGCTTGTGTTGCTGGTGGTACCAGTCAAGACGTTACTATTGATAAAATTACTATTCAAACTACTGGCGATGCTACCGATTTTGGTGACCTATCACAAGGTCGTCACGGTGCTGGTGGTGCTTCAGGTGATTAATCTACCCAAACATTTATGACTAAACTTACTAAACAAGAAACTATTGGATTCATTATTCCAAGTAATAATATTAATGAGAAATCAGTTGAGAAAGTTAATAAATATCTTCCTGAACTTTTAGAGAAAACAAGAGCATTTGGAAGTAGAAATAGTCAAACTACATTATCTTTGATGAGTTTGACCATGCTCAATGGTCATTCACCTTATCGTCTGCTTCGGCAAATTCTAGCTGAAACTGAGAAAAGAAAATCTGCATTAGCAGAAGCTCAGTTTACTTATGCAGAGACTTTATCAGAAATAGAAAGATTAAAAGATTCAACTGATCCAGTAGATGCTGCTGCATATCGTCATAAATGTATTGTATTATCTTCATTAGAAAACGGCATCAATGGCTCATTTGGAGATATTGCTACTTTAATTGACGCTTATAACAATATAAAAAAGGTAAATAATATTGAAGATTGGGATGAAGTTGCTTTTGAGAAAGAAGAGAAACGACATCATGTACGAAGAGCATATGAATTAATGTATCGCGACTTACTTCAAGTAGGAAGAGCACAACCTGCTACTATTGAATACTGTCAACAGATGGGTATTCATCCACAGATTTGCTTTACAGAAGTGAGTACTTATATTAATAATGTAAATGAACGTATTGAACGAAATGAGTTTCTTCATGCAAATGACTTAGAAGATTTTTTAGATGAAATGGGCAATAAATATCACAAGAATGTAGATAAAACTGCTGAAAGATTATTTGGTAAAGCAGACTTCGTTAATAAAGATTATATGTATGATATGATGAAACAATCAGCGAGAAACTAATGATTTACGATTACACACTTGAGAATGGTAGAGCCTCATCTTGGATGGAAGACGGTGGTTATTACAAAGATCCAGATAATAATAAGTTTATTGGATACTCTACAGTGAATGAAGCTTCTATACCTAATACTGCTACTAAATATACTAAGTCTCAAATGATTACAAAAGTATTAGATATTCATTCTAGATACCCTATAAGTGTATTAGGTCCTGATGATACTGTAGCTGCTTTAACTACCACTCAAGTAACAGCTGAAGTTAATGCTTGGTGCTCTGCAAGAGGTCTCTAGTTAATGTCTGAGCCACCAATTGTACCTGGATATAAATTACCTAATCCAATAATAATAGGTCCAACAGAACTACCGCGTCCTGAATTGGATGCACCATCAGGTGAGATACCAACGTATCTACCTATGTATGTAGGTCCAGGTCAATTGGAACCACCTGAAGGTGTTACCTCAGAAGAAGAAGATGCTAATGCTAATAAACCACAACCTAAGAAGGTAGATATACCTTTTACAAACTATAGGATGCCGGTACCAGAAGAAGAGATAATGGTTACAGCAGCTACGACTGCTGCTATCTCGGTTGCGGCTACTTTGACAGCCACCAGTCTTTTTAAGCAATGTGTAAAGATATTTAAACCTATCATAATGCAACTTGCAAAACGAATACAAAAGAAATTCACCAATGGAGACACCACAAAAGAAGAATCTTCTGGATAAATTAAAAGATGGAATAGATGATAAGGAAGAACAGATACAAATCCTAGGTACATTTGTACGGTTAGGAGTTGTTGTCTGGGCTGGCTTTATTATAACCCTTAACTACGTAGAATTACCAATGATCAAGAAAGGATCAAGTGGGGATATCACGTTCGTGGCTAGTGTTTTTACTGGAGCACTCGCGACATTCGGATTGAACACATCTAATTCTAAAGGTAAAGGAAATACACCCGTAAATTGTCCTATGGCTAAAAAGAAAGAAGAATGAAACGATGGTTAATACTCTTCTTACTGCTAACACCCTCGGTAGCAAGAGCAAATACAATAACGCCCCAGTTCACCCAGGGAAGCATGAACGCAACTACAACTACAACTCAAACGGTAAACGAAACCATCACTCAAAAGGTTTATGGTGGCGAATACAAGCACTGGAGTGGTACAAATGTAACCCCTTCAGGAGCTATAAGAGATTCCAACACAACCTTTGCAGTGACAACAGCTGGAGCAGACTTCCAATTAGAAACAGTAGACAGAGTAGCAGACTCTCTGGTAGAACAAATCGATATAACAAGAACAATAACAACCAATGCTACTACTACATCCTTATCTACCTTCTCACAATAGGGTTACCTGTTAGAGCTGCGGATGATACGTATAATAATGCGGCACCTAGTAGCACTGCAACAGGCAATGTGACCAACCAAGCAGTGCAATTCCAGAATAATGGTGCCCCAAGTAGGCAGACAATGGGGAAACTGTCGGTATCCTGTAATGGACCTACTATGACTTTCTCCCCTTTCTGGCTTGCTAGCGAGAATAAGCCTTACGATCCTGAAAGCTATGCTAGAGGATGGAACTATGGAGCTCAATTAAATTTCATGGTGCCTCTAAATGGTAGTTTAACAGAACAATGTAAGTCTATGGCTATCAGGTTAGAAGAAACACTTAGATTAGAGTACGAACTCACTAGAGTTTCTAGATGTGCAGAGCTTTTAAAGAAAGGTTTCACCTTACGTGAAGGTTCTTCATTCGAACATCTATGTCATGATGTCGTACCTATAGTCTTACAACCAATTAAAGTAAAAGTAAACACCACTAATTATGATGATCACCCTAATTAAGCCACTCTTAATCGCTTTCGTCCAAACTTCTGCAGTTAAAAACCTGATAGTTGATCTATTAGCCGTTGCTGCAGCTAGAACTGATAATAAAGTGGACGATCAAGCTGTAAAACTGATAAAAGAAAAACTACTAGGAGAGAATTGACACTATGAAACCTGGTGTAACTTATAACTATGATCCAGAAACGAAAACTTTAAAACCAGAAAGAAAGATTCCTAAAGGTTTTACCAAGCGTCAGTTGAAAACAATCAAAGAGGAAAAAGATCCTGGTTTTACAGTATGAAAAAAGCAACAGAAGAGAAGTTCAATGAGCTTCATAACCTTGTCACCCTTGAGTTTCTTAAGAGAGTCAAGAGTGGTGAGGCTTCT